CTATCGAGGAGGGGGATCTCCTCATTAGCCATGTATTCCCCGATAGCGCCAGAGATAGTCTGGTAATGAGATTGTACTACACTCTCATCTAGTCCAGCACTAGCAGCTAGCCCCCCCAAAGCAGAACTCAGCTTACCTTGTAGTCCGGCTACACGAATACGCCGAGTCTGTGCAGCTACGTCCTCCGCTGCTTTCTGTCTGTTAGACTCAGTTGACTTAGCATAGTCTAGAGCGGGGGCGTAGTAGCGTTCAGTAAGGGTGGCAACATCATCAGCACCAAGGGAGTACTTACCCATGATTCCACTGATAGTTTCACGATAGCCCGTCGTACCTTCTCGACCTATCCGTCCCCCCTCAATCCAGTCAATCTGCGCATCAGCTAACTCTTTGATAGCGGCTGTCTTAGCAGCATCTTGTTGTGCCTTCAGTTTAGCTGCACGTTCTTGAGCTAGCCGATTGGTAATTTCACCAACGGTAGACCCTAGTTGTGCTAGCGACTGTATTGTACGTTGGGATGATGTAGAGGCTACTTGAGAGGCCATAGCAGCTGCCTGCGAAATAGCTGTTCCACTAGCTGCCTGAGCTTGGACAATATCGCTAGTAGCTCTAGCCTGTACTTGGTTGCTTTGAGATTGTGCTTCTAATGTACGTGCAATGGTTGCGTCTGCTTGCGACAACACAGCTAGTCCAGTCGTCCCCACCTTGGGGAGTTCTAGATTAGCTGTGGGGGTAGTTGCTACCTGTTGTCGTGGCAGCTCAAATCCGATAGGGGTAAGCGGGCTAACCATAGTTTTGGAATGCGGATGGGATGCCGCTATAGAGTGGTAGTTGTGTAGCTTGGTTGGGGGTGGTTACTGTATTCCCCCCCACAGTAGGACTCCTGCGTAGGAGTGGGGAGACAGCACCATAGGCGTTGACCCCCGCATTAAGGTAGTCTAGAAAACCAGCACCTCTCACATTAGAGATAGCTTTACCGAAGCTTGACTGTACTGACTGGTTGGTGGCGGTGTTGAGACCCCTTTGAACCCCCAGCGAGAAGTCCTGTGCAGCGTATGAGTTATCTCTGGATTGTCCCTGCATAGACTGACCGAAGTCAGTAGTAGAGTTAGCACTGTCTAGCGCAGCAAGTGTTGAAGTTCGGTTAAGAGCTGCCGCATCCACGGCACCACGCGTATTAATGAGATTGAGACTAGAATTAGCAGTAACAGTATCGATCCCACGTTGGTTGTCATTTAATCCTAGTTGCTCTGCAATAGACGCTAGTTCTTCTTCATTGAATCCTTGGAGTTCACTAAGGGCTTGGGTACGGTCAATCTGTAAACCCTGAGAGAATGCGTCAGCTACAGTCTGCATCAAGTCTCTGTCCTTCTTAGCGAGGGAGCTGGTGGAGGTGAGCTTACCCATAGCTTGCTGAGATACAGCTCTACGCTCTTTCTCACTTAGTTGCTGCTGAGCTTGTTCGATTGCCCCCACCAACTGCTCAGCTACTCCAGTCTGACGTTGAGCAGATTGACCTAGCTGCTGGTCAGTACCTACCTGGATATTAACTCGCTGACGTTCTAAGTCTGCCTGCTGTTGGGTGAGTTGACTCGCTGCTGTTAACCCTTGGGCACTAGCTGCATATTGTTGTTGCTGCGCCTCAGCGTCGGCTTGAATACGTTGAGCATTCAATCCTACTTTAGCCTGATTATATGTAGAGATAGAGGCTAGTACCCCCATCTGGTATTCTTGTCTGGCTAGAATCTGCTGGGCCTTTAGCTGCTCCTGCTGAGCCGCTGACTGTACAGCAGCCTGGTACTGCTGGGCTTGTAACTGTTCTCGCTGGGCGGATGCCTCCTTGTTCTTACTAATGATTCCACCGATACCTGAGATGACTGAGACACCGGCTGCTACGGCTGCACACATACTTACTTCTTCCCCCCCAAAGAAGGTACATACTCACAGAGCAGGTACCAGAACTGCATATTGCTGATTTGGTGGGGACTGCGTACATGCTCCACCCACATACGGAACAGAAATAGGGTGTTACTGAACATAGCGCTTAACTCCTTGTGGCTGTATATCTAATTCGTAGCTGAGTAGCTTGAAGGTTTCTACTCCTGTAGAAGTGATGAAGAACTGATAATCTACCCCGTACCCTTGCAGTGGCATAGACAGCTCCTTCCGTCGGTAAGCCTCATTAGGGGTGTCTAGTCGGATACTGTCTAAGCTAGTCGTATACCCTAATAGCTCTGGGGTAATTACTTGCTCGCCAGTGTTGTATGCACTGACAACAGAGATGAGCGCTGAGTTCTTACAGTAGGAGTTAAACCCTATCTCCCCAATACCTTGATAGTCTACCCCTTGTGGAGCTGTAGTATCGAATAGTAGATGTAGACGCTTTAGACGTTTTAGTCTCCCCAACATACTGAGGTTGAACACGGGACTGGCGTAGACGCTGAGGTAGTTCATTCCAAAGCCAGTGACTGAGGCATAATCTGTACCGTTAGGTGCGGTTACAATGGGTAAAGTGATGCTCCCAGTACCTGTGACGTATGTTGTTGGATTAAAGTAGATAGGTGAGGATTCAAATGAATTGATTAGTACCATCTCCCCCAAGTCGGAGGGGGGTCCAGGTGGTAGTAGAGGACGTAGACCTGGAATATCCATCATGTAATTCCGGGGTCTAAATGCATTCGCTAATCCATTATTGGAGATGTAGGTGTTAGCTACTTTACTGGTGTTAGGAATCTTAAACTCTACGATACCGGGGGTAGTGGGGGTAGGTACTGTCACAATGTTGCGACTATCCACCGTTGAAGTAGCCCTAAGAAAAGGGAATGACACAGTGACAGGTAGTGCAGCCCCGAACATGCGGGTATAGAAGTCTACATAGTGAGGAGCATCCATCTGGAGAACAAATACTAGTCTGAAGTTATCTGTCTTGCAGAGTAGTATGGTCCAGTTAAATAGCTGTACTGCTACAGAGGCTTGGAAAGGGAGGGCGGATGATATGGTAGACCACGCATTCCATGCCAGATTTAGCTGCAGCATACGAGAGCAGTAGAGAGTATCAGTGGGGGACGGTAGACCTATATAGACCTTGTTATTGGCATCATTAAATGTGAGCCAAGCTAGACCATCTGATGTTTCTGATGCTGGAGACTGCTCGAAATATCTACGAATAGGTACAGAACGCTCGAAGGAACCATAGTCAGATGTGTTGTTCTTAGCCATTAGGTCAAATACGCCATACCGATTCATGAATAGAACGGTAAGGTTAGTAGCTGCGACGCTACGGTTATTAAAGGCACCGTATGCTGCAACTAGTCCGATGCTAAAGCCGTCAGGACCAAAAGCTTCCCCCCCTTGAATCCCGTAGGTGGTGATACCTGTGAATACGAACAGAGACTGCTGCCAGCCTAGAAGAGCGGTAATCTTTTCACGGGATTTAGTAGTGACATTGATAGTAAAGGGGTCGTCAGTCACCCCCTCAAGTGCGTCAGTCACTTGGTAGTAAGTGTAGAACTCACCAGGTATAACTTCATCTCCTGTACCTGAGACGAGCAACTGGTCACTGGACTCATTAGGTAGACGTAGAACGATACGGTCACGGTAGAGGGTACCGAAGTATGGGAAGGTACCTTTCTCGTAATCACAGAATAGACCTAGACCTGGAACGGGTACATAGGTTCCGTCGATACTCCCCCCCGCAGCAGTGAGGGACTTATACCAGATAGCTTGTCCATTAGAGACCCACTTAGTCTCTTTATTTGTCATGATAATGTCTGCACCGTAGTCCATAACATTGCCATAGTTCTCGAAGCTGATTCCTGTTGACTTAGAGGTGAAGTTAGAGGCGTTGGTGCGAACCCTTATAGATCCGCTAGTAATATCCTTAAATAGGACATAGTCGTCACGACCAGTGGTACCACACCCCGATAGCCACCCAGAGCGAAGTACACCATTAACGTAGACGTGGAGGTTGTTACCGGCTACGCCAGTGCCGGCATTGAATCTCAACTCTCGCTGACGTACAATAGTGATTGAGGTGGGGGCGGCTGATGCTAATTTAGATCCATATGTGACAAAGAAGGGGGCGTGGTTGAGTTCAGTCCCCGCAGCCGCTTGAATATACCGTACCCCCACAGAATGACCCCACGTAGTATCAGTAGCAGGAGCATTGGTGGGGGTGGTCATCGCACCAGCAACACACACATTGGAGGATGTAGCTACAGTAATCCCAATATAGGGTGAGTTTACAAAACGGGGATCTAAGTCCGTGATTAGGTCCAGGGGGATTTTAACGTTCTGGTCTAGGTCAGTAACATTAAGACGGGACACTGTTTGAGAGAAGTCCTTACCCTGCCAGTACAGGGACTCCGCCCACCACTGCCAAGTCACTTGAATTATCGTGAGGTTACGAACTTCATTGAGGGCCATACCAGCCCCAGTGATATTATAGTCGAAGCCTGACCCACTACGGGAGTTAACAGCATAGTTCGCCGGGATAGGTAGGTTATAGTCTACCATGGTGTAGGGGGTCGCACCCGAGTCATACCATAAAGGAGAGTCAGTAGTGGCGAAGGGAGATGTAACTCTCTGTAGCCCGACGTTAATGCATGTGAAAGGTAGAGTACGTTCTAAAATGGAGACCTGGATAGGTGGGTGATTAGCTGAGAAGATGATTAGTCTGTCGTAGGGGGCACTAACAGCTAAGAAGTGTACCTCCTCTAGGCTACGGAGCCAGGGGACTGGTTTATTCCAGGAGTACAGGGGTACAAGTTTGTTGCCTACTGTGGTGAAGAGTTCAACGAAGAGGGTATCAGAGGAGACAGAAATTAGGAACTCGCTACCCCGTTTAGTCTTTAGAGTCCCACTCCATACCTTACCATTAGCTAGCGGGGCTACAGTGGATACGACATTGGTACCCCCACGACGTGTGACGGCACCAGTTGAGTCTACTTCACAGTTGTGAAATACAGGGGATAAACCAGAGGCTAACCCCGCCCCACTCTTAGAGAGATCTAACCCCCCAAATTGTTGATTGAAGAATCCTGAGAAGCCTTCAGTTGGTTGTTGTTGCGGCATAGTGTTACGGGTGCATACTCCCCGGTGAGTCGTCTTCTCGTGAACGATACATATGGACAGCCAACTCGAAGACTCTAGTGGTGGATTCTATAGAGGTGGTATCCCCTGTGTGTGTTCGGTGTAGGGTTGCCTGTGCGTAGAGGCTAACGATATTTAGGAATGATTGGGGGTATGGTAGGGTATCGGCTGGAAGTAGGGGGATAGTGAGGTGAGCTAGGATGTCGAAGAGTACTAGAGGTTTGTCAGCCAGTACTGGTTCAGGGTATAGTAGTACCTGGTCTTGCCCACAGATTGAATAATAGGTGGGATTAGATATGTAGGGTGACCTGGTGTTCAGCTGTTTGAGGGCACGTAGACGTTGACAGGAGAGGATGTTGGTGTATAGGCTGACAGAGTAGATTTTTTGAAACGGTACGATTGTTGCTACCCCGTTAACCCAGTTAGAGGTGCTAACTGTCTGCCGTAGAAACATCCACCCATGTAGAGTAGAACAGAACTGCAAACTTAGTTGGCAAGCAAGCTTAGCCTTGAGTGCCACAGGGGATGTAAAGTCACTTACAGGGTGTTCCCCCACCTGGAGGAGAACCTCATTTGCGAGTTCTAGTAACGTAGGCATGACAGTTAGCTCCTAATGGGTTATGCGATATCGTTGCTGGTGTGAATCAACACTGCATGTCCTGGACGATACAGCTTAGCACCATATGCTTGGCGAGCGACATGGAGGTCAATCTGTTCACGGTTCTCGAAGCTGGTGGTAACGAAGGCTTCTTGGTTACGACAGCCCCTGCCCATTCACGCTGGCACAGGATAGCAGAGTGTACAACCTTAGAGTTACCGGTGAAGGTAAGTGGTAGAGACAGCCCCACATCTTGTCGAGGGAAGTAGCGGGACCCTGTTACCCCAGGAGTAGGCTCGGGCACCCCTAGGAATCCATTCTTCCAGCCAGTGAGAGAGTTAGCACCGATGAGATTGGTACGGAATACATCGATACCCAAGATGCTACCAATCATCCCCTTGGGAATAGGGCGGCCACTGATGTAATCTGAGGAGATGAATTGGTTGATACTCATCAACGACGTAGCCTGTGCAGGAGAGCACATCAGGACCAAGTTGCTCAAATCATCGCCATCTTCCACATCATTCTCAAGCAAGATGCGTTGAGCAGTGAGAAGGGTGGCATAGGTCATGGCAGTACCGTTGCCAGTGATAAGCCCGTTGGAGGATGCGAAGACGTTGCTAGCTGACGTGTTGTAAATAGCTGCCCGTAGACCCAGGATACTCCCTGAGAAGTCCTTGGCTAGAGCATACCCCATCGCCATCATGTAAGGCTTGCGAACATCGTAGCTAGAGTGGGCGTCTAACATGATGTCGATACCGATTGCACTCACCCGGTCGGTATCTACCGAGATTGTATAGTCAGTATCCTGGATGTTCTGGAGAGCCACCCCAGTATCCAATGCTTTGTCTTCAACACCCAACTCGTTGACACGCGGGATGTGGAATACGTCACCCTTCTTGACATCAGCAGCCCATTGTAAGCAGCAGCTAGCGTCAATTTGTCGGGACTTACGGAACGCCTGGATTTCATTCAACCAAATCTCAGGCACGAATTGAGCGCCACGTTGGACGTTCAATTGAGGTGTTAACAGTTCTTGAGGCATGTTAGTAGCTCCTTAGTGGGTAATGTAAAGGAAGCTTCCCCCACTCTAATCGTCTATAACCTCGCCTCTGTTCCATGCTTCCATGATAACAGCTTGCAATTGGTTGTATCTGTCAGGATCTTTGACAGCCATTTGACGTAGCTCAGAGGCTTTGAACTTAGATTTGGGTTCAGTCTTCCCCCCACCTGTAGTGGGTGCCGACTTAGAACCTCTCTTCTCAATGTGTGACCAAAGCGTCTTAACACCTTCATAGCTGTCATACTTCTTGGAAGAGCCAGGGGTCTTCTTCTCCATTTCCGCAACTAGCTGTAGAATCTTATTGGCTCTACGATCTAGTTCTGCTGCTGTCACCCCCCACTCAGCTCCAAGAGTGGATAACATTACTTGAGCTTGCTGCTGCTCTAGTTGTTGTCGTAGCTCCTGATTTTGCTTTTGAATCTCTAAGAAGGAGTTGTAAGCTTCTTTGAGATCCACCCCTACTGTATCTTTGAATTTGGTATTGAAGTCTTGAAACTCAGGAGTATCAAATTTAGAAGTGACATCCTCAGGCTCAGTAGTTGCGGGTTCATCATCGGGCAAACTATCGACTAACTCAGCTAGGTCAGGGTCTACCTCAGACTCGGTAGCAAGAGGTTCTGTGGTCGACGTATCTAGAGACTCGATAGTCTTTGTTTCTTCCTGTACTACTTCCCCGCCAGATGGGGGTAGAGTAGCGTTAATGCTCGGTCGTAAAAGGGAATCGCTCATGGTACTTGCATCTGTAAGTCAGAGGTTAATGCTGTCAATTGATCTACGGGGATATCCTGAGTATCTACCCCCACACCCTGTAGTAATCCTGCACCACCGTCAGCTTGTATCTGGGAGTTGAGACCTTGCTGCATTAGCTCACCCCCGATGTCAGGAGGTGGGGGGGTCTCTGGTGTCACTGGTGCTTCAGGGGTCGCTGTCTTGATAAACCGAGAGGGGTTCTTGAAGCGCATCTGAGATAGTATCTCAGTTAAGAGGACAGTATAGTCTAGCTGTTCAGCCATCTGAGGGGCACGACTAGCTACGTCCATAAGATTCATCATGTCCCCTAGTTGTCGCTGCTTCTCTACAATGTAGGCTGCCCCCATAGGCTGGAGTTCATAGGGGTAGGAGAGATACTCTGGGAGTACTTCAAAGAAGGCGTTAAGCTTAACTTCGGGGGAGTAGATGCGGACTACTTCAGGGGTAACAAAGTACTGCTGAAGTAGGTCGAATACCTTACGCAACATTGGGACTAGGAACGCCAGTTCAATACGGTTATATACAGTTGAGAGTCGATTACCACCACTTTGTTGTACTGCAGTAATCTCCGAAGCTGTAACTCGCTCACCTCCCCTAGGTTGGCCCCCGCCAATGAGGGGTCCAGTAGATGTGATTCTATCGATATTTGATTCAAGAGTCGCTGCCTCCTGGTAGCTTACTGTGAAGTTGCTGTTACCCATATCCATAGGACGTAGGCTATCGTGACTTGCTACCTTAAAGACTTTACCGGGTGAAGTGTAAACTTCGTCGATGTCTAGTATGCCGTCATCTACCATGGTAAACATCTTTTCAATAAAGACAACTAAGGCATCTAGCCTACTGTTACCTACGATGTTCAACGTGTGTAGCAACCCCGCAGCAGGGTCTAAGATCGACATCCCATAAATACTGTCCCGGTCAGGTAGCATCCTGGTTGGAATGTAAGGATTACCACACCCATACTCAGAATTGGTGAGTCGAATTAGATGGTTATTAAAAAATACAGCATGCACAATGTCGTACTGCGTATTGCTGTAAAGAACTGGACCGTAGAACTCCGTAATGGTAACGGGTACACGCCCTTCCCCCACAGAATCCCTATTCTTGGCGGTGTCGACTGTAAAGTCCTCTTCGTATGTCTCAAGTAGGTCGGGATTAATTGTGTAATACCCCTCATCGACGAGATACGACAGCTCTTGATAGGTGGGACGTAGACGAACGTAGGTCCCCCCCTCTAAGATACGTGGGTTTCCAGTCAACCACACATCATACGGTGCAATTGTGTCGAATTGTAGAGACTGGGCCTCCTCGATTACCCAGCGACCCTCTGATAACCCTGTATCAGTAGCCATCTGAACCAGCTTTCGACGCATACAGGACTTCCACGACACCCTGAGAGTAGAAAATCCGTAGATACATATCTGGCGATAGTGCTCCTCAACATATAAGGGGAGACTACCTGCCAGCATCTTGTTTTTAGCGAGTTGTTTGATGAGTTTAGCATGTTCAGCTAGATCTGGTACTAGACCATCTACACCAAACCAATCATCAGTAGGAAAAGTTGCCCCCACCAAGTAAGATACTAGAGTCTCCACTGTCTCGAAGCCCTTGCCAGCAGAGATATTATGCTTCCAATCCTTGGTTTCCCCCGTAGACTTGGATAGTTCACGTAGTCTAGCCATGTCCTCAGGCTTACCACGATACAACATGTATAGCATATCCCATGTTTTCTCGACATGCACGGCACGTTTGTCGCGTAACTTAGTAAACTCCGAGTAAATGTGCTTACCAAGTTCCTCGTGGGTGTTAGATGATGTTCTTGTTAATGGGAT